ATACTTTCCACAGTTTTTTTAAGTCCAACTTCTAAAGGTGTATAATCAGTAAATCCTGTTAGCATTTGCACTAGTGTTGTATCTGGGCATCTACGTGTTACACTGCCTTCTGGTCCAGGTAATATTTGTAACTTGTCAGGATTGATACCCATATAGCCCATTATCATTTTTGCAACAACTGACACATTCACTTCATTGTCATTGCCAACATTTACTGTTTTGTTTACACAATTTTTTACAAGATTGTCTGTCATTTTTACAGCATCGTCAACGTAACAAAAACTGCGTGTGTCATTGCCTTTGATATAATAATCACCATGTTTACAACGTTCTACAAATTCATTTATAAAATGATCCGTTTGTCCTGGGCCGTACACATTAAAGTAACGAATAATCAAATAATCTAGTCCACTGTTTGCAACTAGGTTTTCACCGAGAGCTTTCGGAATGCTATAACTCCATCTTGGATTTGTAATGTGGTTAAACACAACTGGTACTTGCTCATCAGTTGGCACATGGTAATAACCTGCATCAATTGCTCCATTAAAAATTTCACACGTACTAGCAAAAACAAATTTAGTATTAGTATTTCGATAACGTTCTACTAAATTTATTGTTGGTATTGTATTGTTTATCAATACATCAGTAGGCTGTTCATAAAATAGAGCAGTGCCATTTGTAGCAGCTAGATGTACTACTGTATCAACATCTGGCAATAGTTGGGTGGTATTTTTATCTGCTAAATCTTCACCTCTAAGTTTTTTATCATACGGTATTACATGTTCATTTTTTTGTTGTAAATGATGGTAATAATGACCGCCAATAAATCCATGTGATCCTGTTAGTAATATTTTAGAGTGTTGCATCTTCCATACCTGCTACTCGCAGTTTGACAATGTTTGTAATTTGCCATTGTTTTTGATCAAGTGCTTTTAGTACACCTAACCACTTGTTGCGCATCAGTGCAAATTCGTTTATAATTTTTTCATAATCAACAACATCTTGTTCGCCGTCGACATATTTTTCTACGTCACGGCTACTCAATGCACGTTGATAGTTTTCAAGATATTTACGAAAAAATGAACTGCGTAATTTACGCAGTTCTATATTTAAATATTCTAATATGGCTTCTAGTTCTTGTAGTTGATTAAATCGATGTTCAACAATGCCCGGCATTTCTGCACTTGCTTTTTCAATGTTTCCTTTTAACTTTACTTCTAGCTTTGCCGCTTGAAGCTCAGTATCAAAATACTGTATTGCTGCTGGAACTTGCGTAATATCTCTACTTACTCGGCTGTACCATGCCATTAGTTATCCCATTCATCTTCGTAATCGTCTTGATCCATTTCTAAATAATATTGAATAGCAGCATCTAAAGTTTTATCTACACCTAACATACCTTTAAGCTGTATGTCATCCATGCCATAATCGATCAGTGTATCAACATACTTTTCAGCTGCCATTTCAATGTGTTTCTTGTCTAGATACTCTTTAAACAATTCCCACAGATCAGCGACAAATTCTTCATTCATCTAATACAGGCTCCTCGTCATGATCCACAACTTCTTCGGTTGCGTTAGCGATATTTACCAATTGTTCTTCTTTTGCCGGTAAATCAGTCATGATCATTTCGAGTTTGTCACCTGTCCAATTCTTGCGATATTCTAGTGTTTCTTCGCCGTTGCTATCAATATACTTGTAGCGATTGCCTTGTTTTTCAAGCAAGCCTTTTGCTTCTAGCAAATCAAACATACCTGAATATGGATCCATACCTGTTTCATATGGAATTTTTACTTGCACTGCTTCAAATGGTTTAGCGTAACGTGTTTTCATTACCTTACACGCTGCTCTAATACCATGCACTTGTGATGTTTTGTTGCCGTCTGCATCTTCTTTGAGTTTTAGTTTTTTCATTGCTACAACCATCGAACTTGCATACACAAAGCCCGAACCACCTGAGATCTTATCATCTGGATCAAACATATCCTGTGATGCATAAGTATGGTTAGTAACACACATTCCTACATTGTATGAACCAAACATATTCACACAGTTAGTAACCAGTGCTTTTAGTGCTTTAGCTTTACGACCCATGTCACCTTTCATATCACCTGCTTCAAACTGATTTACTTCAGTTGGTGACATAAGCATACCTAATGAGTCTACTACAAACAACACTTTAGGACGATCTTCTTCGTTCATTGAGCGATAGTCATCCATAAACGTACTAATAGTTTTTGCAACATCGTCAATCATTGCCATGTTTAGTTTTAGTAGTTTGCTGTCATCACAGTCAACACCTAATGCTTCTAGCCATGTTTGATCTAGTGCATTTTCACTGTCAATTAGTACAACAAAGATACCTTGTTCTTGTGCTGACTTTACAATATTGCCTGACACAATATAAGACTTGCCTGCACCTGATTCTCCTGCAAACACGCTTACTTTACCTAGTGGAATACCTTTACGGAAATCACCGCTAAGTAAATAATTTAGTGCATAGTTACCTGTGCTGATCCAGTCTTGTGGATCATTGAAGCCTGCACTCATACCTTTAATAGATTTTGTTAAACTGTTTCGAAACTTGCTAGGATCGAATGCCTTAGTAGCCATATATATCTCCTATTCTAAAAAGTGTAGGAAAGGGCCGAAGCCCTTTCTATTATTGATTTTGACGTGCTCTGATCATTGCAAGAATGTCTTGTGCGCCACCTGCATCACCTGCCGGTTCTGCCGCTGCTTCTGGAGCAGGTGCAGGCTCTGGTGTTTCTGCTGGTGCCGGATCTTGCCAACCAGTATCATTTACAGTTTCTTGTACTGGTGCTGCTGCTGGTTGTGGAGCAGGTGTTGGTGCAGGTGTTGTGTTTGGATCACCTGTACGTGCTGCCATACCTGCTGGACGGAAGTAATTGCTCCAACGATCTGGATCATATGCTTCGCCATCTACACTTGCTTCAAACATTTCAGTAAGAACTTTAAGTTCTACTTCGCCCGGCTTTTTAGGAAGGAAATCATTTAGATTAAACAAACCGTGATTGTTCACAGCTGCCATCTCTGCATCACCTAGTGGACGCTCTCTACGTGCCCAATTGCTTGCGCCGTAATCTGCATAGCCACCTTTTGTACCCTTTGACAAACGGAAGTCTACACCAGCAGTATAATCTGTTGGCAGTTCTTCCATATCTGGATCCATAAGTGCTGCTTTGATTAGTTGGAAGATTTGTGGACCAATAATGAATCGACGAATTGGGTTCTCTGGTTGTGAATCTTCTTTAAGTGGATCATCAGTTACAAAACCTTGGAAGATGTATGAACGCTTTTTCCAATACTTACGACCCATATCTTCAAGACTAGCGTCCTTAAACCAGCCACGTACTTCTTGCAAAATTGGGCAAGATTCTCCATACATTTCCATACATGGAACTTGTACTTGTACTGGACGAGAACTTGTGTCTCCTTTTACTCCACTAAATGGAAGTTTGATCATCAAACGTTCTTTCCAAAAGAAAGTGTTCGAATCGTCGCCATCAGGTAAGAAACGCAACGTTGCAGTTTCGCCTTCTTTCATATTCCAAAATGGGTAAATTGCGTTGTCGCCACCGCCTGTACGTTGTCCGCCAGCGCCGGCTTCTTGTTCTTTGAGCTTTGCTCTAATTTCTGCTAATGATGCCATAGTTATGCCTCCTTATATATTGCCTATGTTCTATGTGCCTTAAATGTGCAGCACAATTACTATACTACACAATGTTATTTATCTTGTCAACTATTTTTTTGACAAAATTTTCAAATGGTTAGCCGATTATCTTAAACCGGCTAACTCTTGAATTCTTGTAAAGTCTGCCATTTTGCGGGCCTGATATTTTTCGTATACTTGACCTAGACGTTCTATGAACTGACTTGCTGGCTTGACGTATTGATCACCATAGTCTTTTTCTACACTGGTCAATACTGCTGTTTCGCCTTTTGGAAACTGGCCTGTTTGTCTATCGAAATAACTTAGAATAAATTCGCCTAATGGTGTTTTATCATCTTCTGCTGCAATGTCTTCTTTTGCAAATGGATTGCCGCCTGTCTTTTTCATGTGTTTTTTACGCTCGCCTGCCTCTGCGTCAGACTTTTCATTTCCACTCATTGCTTTTGCAATTGCTGCACGACGAGCTTTTAAATAATCATCCGAATCATCAGAATCACCGTCATTATCAATATCGTCGTCTTCGTCGCCTACTGGATCTAACTTTTCTACTTGCATACTAAAGTTGTCTGCAAACTGTCCTAACAATTTGTCAAATGCCATATCGATTTGAGATTCTGTGTTCACGCCTCTTGTAATAGGTTCGCCTGTCATAGGATCTCCGCCTACTGCTCCAATGTTTACATCTGGGCCAATCTGACGCCACATAAACATTCCGCCTTTTGCTGGTATAATTTCAAAATCTTTGCCTTGCTCTTGATATCCATTTGCTAATGCATCATCGATTGCTCTTTGTTCCGTAGGAAAAATATCATCGCTTGTTCTTTGTTGTGGTCTAAGTTTTGGACGTGGACTAGTTGCAGGTGCTCCACCTAACGCTTGTCCAACTGCTGCATCTATGCTTGCCTTATCTACTTCATTTATAATATCTTCAAATGCAAGTTCTTGCGGCCTTGCTGATTCACCTACTAAATTGTAAATGTATGGGAATACATCTTTTAATTCTTCATTAAACTGTTTTACGGTTAGCTGATCAATCCAACTGTCAGCAACATCTTCTGGTACTTCTACTTTTTCTTCTGGTACAAAATTTTCAAATGCTTTTGTATAATTCGATGGCTTTTGGAGATTTTGAATAGTTTTACGCACAGTAGCAATACGCTCGTTTACAGTATCCATATGCTCGGCTAGACTTTCAGCCATTACACTGCTGCGACCCATGTAAGTTTTGAACTTGCGGAGATTTGAAAGTTCTTCACTTAGGCTTGTAATATGTTTGCCAAAGTCGTCAAATGGATGGCCACCTTCGCTAACATGAACAGCCATTGCTCTAGCACCGCTCAAATGTTTAAAAGGATATTTAAACTTTTCTCCTGCTGCGTTTTCAATAAAAAGAGAACCAATTTTTTTAGTTCTGCTTTCGCCTTCTTCAATATTACCTGTGTGCTTGATGCTTAGTTTAGCATTGCCAATACGTTGATAACTTGTTTTATTTGTTCCACGTAATGCTGATTCGTTCATTGTTGTTTCTCCGCGATTTGCCGCCATGTAGCCGTAATCTCTTTGTGTAAAGTTTGATTTGTTTATATCTCTTACTTCAAAATTTAGTAAACGTTTTTTGGCAAAAACTCTAACACCTTTTAAAAAATCATACCAATCGTCTCGTTCTGTAAATCCTACATTTTCAGTAAAATCTTTGTTGTACATAATTGTAACACCTGATTTTTCATCTAGTGATACACTTACTTTACCTAAAACACTATCTTGACTTTTAAAATCAAATTCGTAAAATCTAGCAAGTGCAGGTTCGTTAGTTACGTTGCCTTCGCCATCGCCGATTGTAACGCTAGGAAAGCGTCCACGTATTTTATTAAAAAGTTGTTCTGCTACTACGTTTAAATCTCTCATTATAAACTATTTATCAATAACTGCTACTAACAAAGATCGGCATTGGCATTTCATAATCGTCTTCATGTTCAATTTGACTGAACGTATTATACACTGTAGGATCCCAATCTTTCATTACACTCATAACTCTAAGTGTCAATAATAAACTACTTACTAAATCGTCATAGTGTCCTGGTTTAGCTTGAAAGCTACTACCTGCTGCAATATATGCTTTTAATTCACTTAGCAGTGCTTTACTACGCACTGTCAGTTTATCATTTTCTATCATTGTTTTTAATCTAGCACACGCTGTTGTTTTTGAACTATGAGTAGTGTTAAATCCTTTACGGAACTTTCTTACATGTCCTTTACGTATAGGTTCACTAATAAACAAGCCTGGGATATTTTCTTCACCAAAATCATTTATAACAAGCAATGCTGCTTCACCGATGCCGTTGTTTTCTACACTCCAATATATATTACTACTTGACTTCATTTCATCTGCTAGGTATCTACATATGTCGGCTAAAACACGTATTTGTCCAGGTATAGCAGTTGTGTTATGTTGCCATTCTCCAACCTGTTCATAAGTAGGTAATTCTATTACCTGTATGGCTGCAAAGTCGCCCCCTGTGCCCATACTAGGATCTAAGCCTACAACATATGATTTTTTAGCATCAGGTTTTTTATACCAACGTACTTGACCCATTCTTATAATAGGATCAATACCTTCCATTGCAGCTAGTTTTATGCTGTTTATAAGTGTTTCATCAAATACTAAGAATTCACAGCCGTATTCACGTCTAAATTTTTCTTCGCCTATACGACCAATTTCTTCTTTTTTCCATTGTTCGTCTCTGTCCGGATGTTCGTGCCATTCTGCTCTAAAACTGTGAAATCCGTTTATACCTACAGCATTTTCATTACCATATTCGTCAAACTTTTGCTCGGCCTGTTTCCAAATAGTAGCAAAAGTATCCTCATCACTGTTTGGTGTGCTTGTAATAATAGCACGACCACCTGTTGCCAGTGTAGGAGAAATTGAAGTCCAAAACTCTTCGGCAATGTTAGGTTGCACAAACGCAAACTCGTCGCAATATAATAATGAAATAGACATACCACGTCCTGTGTTGCCTGTTGTTGTTTGCGATACAATACGTGATCCATTCTCAAACTCAATGCTACCTTTGTTGTAACTTGTAACACCTGCTCTAATATGATCTGGGCAAGTTTCATACACAAAACGTATGCGAGACATAATCTCTTGGGCGCCTGTGTATTTGTGTGCAGCAATAAGAATAGTTTGATCTGGATTAAACATTGCGTACCAAGCCAAGTATATACTAGCACAAGTAGTTTTGCCTGTTTGTCTAGGCATCATATTGATATTAAATCTATAGTTATGATAACTATCCATTAAACCTAACTGATATTCAAAAGGATCAAACAGCAATTTTCCTTTTACAGGATGCTGAATAAATGCAAAGTGTTTTGCAAAATGCAAATAGCCTGTATCGGGGTCCATACAAGCAAGTAGATCTTTAACTTGCTCGTTAGTATACGTATCCTTTTGATTTGCTTTTTTAATTAGTACGCCGTCTAAACTTTTACTCATACTGTATTTAACCAAAAAAATAGGGCCCGAAGGCCCTATTGAGTTCTGGGGGGTGTATTATTTTTTGCGTTGTGCCAATGCTGCAAGCAGTTGTGATTTAATTGTTTCTTCTAATTCTGCTTCTTCTGTATTCATTGGATTATCGCCACCTGCGGTTGCAGGATATGATCCTTTTTCTTTGTGCAAATCATTACCTGCTGGAATACTTGCACTCATATCATTTGTATAAGTAGTCATTTCTTCATCTGGTTCAGTTGTAGCATCTTCAAATCCGCCATCTTCATTTTCTTCTGCAACTGATTCTTCTGGAGACATT